GCTGAGATTCTTTGCAGAATTCAAAGTGGATGCACTATTAAGAGGAGACTTAAAATCAAGATATGCTGCCTACTCATTGGCCAGGATGTGGGGATGGTTCTCAGTCAATGATATCCTGGGACTTGAAAACATGAATGGTATAGGGGATCAGGGTGATATCTATCTCCAGCCACTCAATATGATTAATGCTGATGAGATGAAAAAGCTCACCACTGAGGAGGCCAGCTCAATCAGGCTCCTAGCATTCAGGAGCATGTTTCAATCAATGCCTCATGGCGAAATGATGAACGAATTATTCAATGAAAATGGAGAGAATAATGGCAAAGATTAATCTATTAAAATTAGACAAAGAGCAAAGGCTGGCAGCAATCAAAGCCCAGTTTGAGAGATCTCTCCCTGCAAATAAAAGAGAGAGGATGCTCATCCCAGATCTAGAGGTCAGACAGATCATGGGTGAGGGGGATGATGACTCCAAGCATATAGAGGGCTATGGAGCTGTTTATAATAAAGACAGTGATGGCCTCTGGTTCACTGAGAGAATTGCTCCTGGAGCATTCACTGACACCATTGCAAATGATGATATCATAGTCACATTCAATCATGATAGGAGCCAGCTCCTGGGCAGGAAAAGCGCAGGGACAGCAAACTTTAAAGAGGACTCAGTGGGAGTATTCTATTCAGCCCTGGCACCAGATACTCAGGTGGGCAGGGATCTCCCTGTCTTGATTGAGAGAGGAGATGTCAAGGGCAGCTCATTCCATTTCCAAACTATCAAGGATCAATGGGAATACTCAGACAATGGAGAGGTAGTGGTCCGGACATTGCTTGAGGTCAAATGCTTTGAGATGGGACCAGTAACTAGTCCAGCATATCCGGACACCACATCCACTGCCAGATCCCTGGATAATTGGATCGATGAAAACAGAGAAAGCCAAGACTCCCCAGATGATGCTTGGGAGGTAGATATATTGCAGCGCAGGCTAGATTTAGCAACGCGCAAATAGTAAACAGGTCAAACATAAAAGGAGAAACCAAATGAAGGACCTAAAGAAACTGCAAAAAGAGCGCGTAAAGATTATTGATGTAACTGCCCGCGCTATCACTGATAAGGCAGAGGCTGAAAGCCGAAAACTCACCAAAGAGGAGAGAGGTCAATTTGATGCTCTGATGGATACTGCTGATGATCTACAGGGTGAGATCGATGTGGCTGTGAGAATGCAGGAGGCTGAGAGATCAATTGCTGCCAATGTGAATCAGATTGAAAACACATTGAGCAATGGAGGATCTCAGGACTCCCCAGAGATGAGAATTGCCTCAGCTCAGATGGATCAATTCCGTGGATTCCTGGTCAGTGGCCAGGTCAGAGATATGGGAGAGGAGCTCAGAGCTCTCCAGGCTGACAATGATATCCAGGCTGGATATCTGGTCCCACCAGAGGAATTTGTCCGGACACTGATCAAGGCTGTAGATAATGAGACATTTGTCAGGCAGCTGGCCACCAAGTACCAGGTGACTGAATCAGCATCCATGGGAGCTGTCAGTCTGGACAATGATCCAGCTGATGCAGAGTGGACTCCAGAGGTGGGCAGTGTGGGTAGAGATTCCACCATGTCAGTGGGCAAAAGATCTCTCACTCCCCACAAGCTGGCCAAAGAGGTCCTCATCTCCAAAAAGTTACTCAGGCTTTCTGCCATTCCAGCAGAGCAGCTGGTGATTGAGAGACTGGCCTATAAATTCGGTATCACTGAGGAGAAAGCATTTCTCACTGGTACTGGAGCACAGCAGCCTCTGGGAGTATTCACAGCCTCAGCTGATGGTATCTCTACTGGCCGTGATTTCTCCACTGGCAACACTGCCACAGAAATCAGATTTGATGGTCTGATAGAGGCCAAGTATGGTCTCAAATCTCAGTATCAGCAAATAGCTGAATGGCTATTCAATAGAGCTGGGGTCAAGCAGATCGCCAAGCTCAAGGATGGCAATGGACAGTATATCTGGGAACCCTCCAAAAAAGTGGGTGATCCTGATATGCTCCTGGGCAATCCTGTCCACCAGAGTGAATATGCTCCAAGCACATTCACCACCGGACTCTATGTGGGAATCATTGGAGACTGGTCAAAATATTGGATCGTAGATTCATTAGTCTTTGAGATCCAGAGACTCAATGAGCTCTATGCCAAGACTGGCCAAGTGGGATTCATTGGAGATGCTGAGCTGGATGGAATGCCAGTCTTAGAGGAAGCATTTGCCAGAGTAAAACTGGGATAATAACCCGTTCCAATTAATGGATAGATGGAGTGGGTGGCCAATGTCTGCCCACTCTATTGCAACCAACGGAGGACATAAAAATGTCTAATTTAATTAAAAAGGTAAAAGTCAGCACTGCTATCACCCCAGCTGCTGGAGTAGCTGGCACCAGCGCAATCAATGGGAGCACCCTGGACATGGCTGGCCATGAATCAGTATTAATGATGATCAGGATGGGAGTCATCACTGGCTCAGCTGTCACATCCATCAAGGCCCAGCAGGGAGATGAATCTGACTTATCAGATGCAGCAGATCTCCTGGGCACCAGTCAGACCATTGCTGATGATGATGACAATGAGACATTTCTCATAGACCTGGTGAAACCCAGTAAGCGATATGTGAGAATTGTGGTCTCAAGAGCCACCCAAAATGCAGTAGTATCAGATGGATTATACATGCAGTATGATGGCAAAAAAAGACCAGAGTCCCAGGGCGCTGGAGTCAATAGTGAGATCCATGTCTCACCAGCTGAGGGCACTGCCTAGCAGTCCGTTCCAATAAGAGGATAGGTGGGGTGGGCAGAGTCATGGCTGCCCACCTTGCTGCAACCAACGGAAGGAGAATATCATGTCATATCAACCAAAAGTATACAGAGATAATGGTGGTGATCGTCAGGTCATTGCAGGTGGTGGAGAGCAAAAAGTAGAATCCGGAGGACTAATGAATCTGGAGTCCGGAGCTGGGATCAAGCATGCCATCCAGACCAAGATTGATGACTACTCAGTCCTGGCCAGTGAAAGTGGGACCACCTTTCTCATGGGCACTGATGCCAAAACATTCACACTCCCATCCACAGTGGATGGGCTAGAATACACCTTTGTCAATTCAGGAGCTGATGGGAATAATATTCTCACCATTTCCCCAGCTGCTGCTGATGCCATCCATGGTGGTAGTCTCAGCTCAGTGGATGACAAGGATCTCATCAATACCAAAGCCACATCCAAAGAGGGTGACTATGTCACTATCAAGGGTGATGGCATAGCAGGCTGGTGGATTGTCGGTATAGAGGGAATCTGGGCCAAGGAGTAATCAATGACTTACATTGAGAGACATATCATCAATCTGGTCTCAGACTCCTCTGGAGATGCTACCGGATACACCCCAGTCATCAATGGCAAGATCTCCAATGTCATTTACAATAAGACTGATTTTGCTGACACTGTAGATATTGCAGTGACTCTAGAGGCCACTGGCCAGAATGTATGGACTGAGGAAAATGTCACAGCCTCCAAGACTGTGGCACCCAGGCAGAAAGTGCATGATGAGGATGGCTTTGGATTGGCCACTGATCCTGGTGGTGGAGCAAAGATCAACCATATTTGCGGAGCTGAGGACAGGGTCCAGGTCACAGTAGCAAATGCAGGAGACACCAAGTCTGGACAATTCATAATAGTGATGGAGTAACCCATGAAAAAGAAATATCAAATTGAGATGATGTCACTGCTGGCTGGTCCAGCAAAGACATGGGATGTAGGCAAGATCCTGGATGTACCAGGCCAATGCTCCCATGAGGAGGCAGAGCAGCTCATTGAGGGCAAATATGCCAAGATCTACATAGATCCAATGACCCAGAAAGCCCAGGACAAAAAGAATCAGCAGGCAGCTGATGACTCTGCAAAAAAGGCCACCAATGAAATGGAGGCCAAAAAGCAGAAACTGGGTGAGGAAATCAAGGATCTGGATGGTGAGCTGGAATCCAGAAAGCAGCACCATGCTGATGGCCTGGCTGAGCAGGAAACCCAGGAGGCTGATTTGATAGAGAGACAGGAAGCTCTAGAGGCTGCAAAGGCTGAGGTGAAAAAGCAGGAAACCTCAGAGGCTCCAGCTGCTAGTGAATCAGCAGAGGCTCCCAAGGCAGCTCCCAAAAAAGCATCTGACCCACCAGCTCCTCCACCTAAAAAGTAGATGAGCCATTTTAGTCTAGTAGAGATAACGGCTCCCAGCGCGGAGCCGGTATCTCTTGTGGAGGCAAAACTCCATTTGCGGGTAGATCTCACTGATGATGATACTCTCATCACTGCTCTCATCAAAGCAGCCAGGGTCAGGCTGGAGATGGATGCAGGGATAGCTCTCATCAATCAGACTCTAGAGATGACTCTGGATTGTTTCCCCCAGAATGGTGGTCCCATAAAACTCAAAAGACCACCACTCTCATCAGTGGCCAGTATCAAGTATATTGACTCTGATGGGGATGAGCAGACCTGGGACTCCTCAAAGTATAGAGTGGACACTGCCTCAAAGCCATCCAGGATCACACCAGCAGCTGATGAGTCATACCCAGTCACTCAATTTGTCACTGGAGCTGTGATCATCAGATATGTGGCAGGATACGGAGCAGCCAGCACAGCTGTCCCCCAGGATCTCATCCAGGCCATCCTCATGCTGATTGGACACTGGTATGAGAATCGAGAGGATGTAGTGATAGGAACCATCACAGCATCAGTCCCCAAAGCATACACATGGCTAAAAGCAAGTTATCAGATGACAACATGCTAGAACGTGCAGCCATATCATTCTACTCAGCTCCTCCTGTATGGGAGGATTATACATTTGTGATCTTGGGATGTGGACCCAGTCTATCTGAGGAGCAGATCAAGATCATCAAGGATGCCAAGGATGGGGGATCTGTCAGAGTCATTGCCACAAATTCAAGCTATCTCCTGGCACCCTGGGCAGATATCCTCTATGCAGGAGATTCCAGATTTTGGAGATGGTATCAGTCAGCCTCAGAATTCTGTGGGGTCCGGATTGGCCTGGCCTATGATGCAGTGGCAGAAAAGCTCTATCCAGGATATGAGGATCTAGATCCCAGCAAAATCAATTTTATGCAATCCACTGGAGAGCTGGGACTGGAATCAGATCCCACTGGACTCAGGAATGGAAAAAACTCAGGATATGCAGCCATCAATCTAGCAATCCATCTGGGAGCTCACAGGATAGCCCTGGTGGGATTTGATATGCAACCTGATGGTGAGATGCACCACTGGCATGGAGATCAGCCAGAGCCTATCCCTGATCCCCCCTATCATCTATTCATCCCATCATTTGAGAGTCTCCTGGAGCCTCTCAAGGAATTGGGTGTCATGGTCTTGAATTGCACTCCAGGATCTAAACTGGAAACTTTCTCCCATGCAGATCTGAGGGCTGTCATATGAGAATTGGCAAACTAGATGCCAGGATAGCCATCCAGGTCAATACACCCACTAAGGATGCAGTGGGAGACATGATAGCATCCTGGGCCACCCAGACCACAGTATGGGCGCAGATCATCCCCCAGACTGGCAAAGAGGCTCAGCAGGGTCAGCAGGAGCTGGCACAGGATCAGACTGAATTCCAGATCAGATCTGGTATCACCATCACTCCACTCCATAGGATTCTATATGCTGGGGATTATTATGACATTGAGTATATCTATCCCATCAGGAGAGGCAAGGCCATCAAATTTAGAGCAAAGAGGAATGTGGCCTGATGTCTACTAAAAATTATTTTCAATTTGATATGGAGGGCTCCAGGGAGCTGGACAGAATGCTGGCCAGTCTCCCAGCAGCTGTGGAAAAGAATCAGCTCAAGGCTGGACTCAGGAGAAATGCCAAGCCCATTCTCAGGGATATGAAAACTGGAGCTGGATCATTTTCTCAGGAGCTGGCAGCCAGTATCAAGATCCGGACTATGACTGGAGTCAATGTCCCAGCAGCTCTAGCCATTGGCCCAGATCCAGATCACTGGTGGGGATACCTGGTAGAATATGGGACAGGGATCTATGGTCCTAAACGTACAGAGATCCTCCCCAAGAAAGCATCAGTGATGAGTGCTCCTGGACTAGAGCATCCCATCCGGAGCTCAGAGGGATTCAGGGCTCACCCATGGGCTAGACCAGCCTGGGAGAAAAACAAATTCAAGGTCAGAGAAAATTTCATAAATGACATGATCACCACCCTGGAGAAATTCTCAGCCAGGCTGCTCAAGCAGTCATATGCTGGCAAACTCTCCAAGGCAGCACAGAAAGCCCTGGGACTATGATTGAGGCAAGCATGATCACACTGCTGGAGGCCACCACAGCCATCACAGATCTGGTGAGCACCAGGATCTATCAGGTCCAGCTGCCACAAGCTCCAACCATGCCAGCCATAGTGATCACCAATATCACTGGAAATGATGACTACTCAGCTGAGGCTCCCCTGGATCTCATAGTGGCCAGATTTCAGATTGACTGCTATGGAGCAACCCTGGCAGAATCTCTGGCAGTGGGAGTGGCAGTCAATACCCTCATGAGTGGATACAAAGGAGCAGCTGGTGGTGACAATATCGAGGGATCATTCAACAGGAATAAAAGAGATCTATATGACTCTCAGACTGAGAATCATAGGAGACTGACAGAGTATGAGATATTTTACAAATTAGGATCATGATAAATAAAAAGGAGTTAAATCATGGCACATATCGGATATGGAATCCAGCTAAAAATGGGGGATGCAGCCACCCCCGAAGTATTCACCGCACTGGCTGAGCTACTCAATCTCAGTGGACCTGGGATCACAATGGAGTCAGTAGATACCACACATGCAGCTAGCGTGAATGCCTGGAAAACTGCCATTGCTGGCCTCCTGGATGCAGGAGAGGTCACTGTGGATCTGGCTTTCTTACCAGCTGATGGGACTCAGGATGACACTACCGGACTATTGTCAAAGATGATAGGCAGGGCTGCTGCAAATTTCCAGCTGATATTCCCAGATGGATCAGCAACCCAGTGGGCTTTCCCAGCACTGGTCACTGGCTTTGAACCTACTGAGCCACTAGAGGACAGAGCCACTGCCTCAGTGACACTCAAGATATCAGGTGCGCCTACCCTGGCCTAAATGATATGAGTAATCACTTGAGAGGAGATGTAGATCTCCAGATGTCAGGTGAATCCCTGGTCTTATGTTATGACTGGGAGGCAATCGGAAAGCTGGTCACTGAATTAGGAAAAGATTTTGACTCCAAGATCAGTGCAGCATCCATAGATTTTGATCTCCCAGTGCTGGCCATAGCTCTATCAATTGGCCTAGAAAAACATCAACCAGGCAGATTCCCACCCAAGGCTATCATGCATTTATCACCACCAGTGATTCACATGATAGCAGGAATCCAGCAGGCAATCACAGTCGCTTTTCATGGATCACTGGAGGTGCCTGGAGATCAGGAATCAAACCCTCCCCAGATCCTCCTCAAGTTCCTAAAAAGGATTCTCTGGGACTGGTGGGGGAAGCCCTCCAAAGGCTGATCAAGTATGGAATGGAGCTGGAATCATTCTGGCCAGCCACTCCATACCAGACAAAAATCTGGCTAAATGCCAGGATTGAGAGACTCAGTGAGCAGCACAAAAAGCAAACTATGGACAATGTGTGGGTGGCTTATCATGTGGCCAATTGGACCAGGGCAAAACGTATGCCCAACTGGGATAAACTCATGACCAAGATGGGACTCAAGGAGCGCAAAATTCAGACTCCAGAGGAAGTGATCCAGATTGCTGCCATGCTCACAGCTGCCATGGGTGGCAAGGATCTCAGAAAAGAAAAGGACCTAGACTAGTATGGCTCAAAAAGTAGGAGGTCTCTTTGTTTCAATGGCTGCCAGCTCTGCTAGGTTTGCCATAGATATGGAGAAGGCCAGAATTGCTGCTCAGAAATCATCATCAGGAATAGGGAAGGGATTCAAGGGAGCCCAGATATCCGGAGCTCAGCTGACCCAATCAATGGGCAAGCTGAGGGGTGGACTTATTGCAGCAGCTGGTCCAGCTGCCATGCTCCTCCTGATCAAGAGATCCATAGATGTGGCTGATAAGACAGCAAAGGTAGCTGACAAAATTGGGATCTCCACTGATGCCCTCCAGGAATATAGATTTGCAGCATCACTAGCTGGAGTAGAGCAGTCAGCCCTGGACATGGGTCTCCAGAGATTTGTCCGGAGAGCTGGAGAGGCAGCGCAAGGACTGGGGGAGCTCAGGACCACCCTGGATCAGTATGGAATAGATGTGAGGGATGCTAATGGCCAGACCAGATCCTCCATAGATATCCTGGATGATTTGGCTGATGTCATCATGAATGCTGAATCTGAGCAGGAGCAGCTGAGAATTGCATTTAAAGCATTTGACTCTGAGGGAGCTGCTCTAGTAAACATCCTCAAAAAGGGCTCAGCTGGTCTGGATGAATACAGGGCCAAGGCTCAAAAATTAGGAATAGTGATTGAGGAGGATCTGCTCAGGAATGCTGAGGCAGCCAAGGATCAATTCACTATCATGAGTAGAGTCATCTCAAGCCAGCTCACCACAGCAGTATTGACTCTGGCACCACAGATCACCAGTCTCACTGAGACTCTGGTGGATGGTCTCCCTGCATTATTTACATGGGTCAAGAAATTCCTGGAATGGACCGGACTCATAGAAGCAAATCCCCTGGACTCACTAGAGACAGATTTGAAAGCTGTCAATGCTCAGATTGAGGAGCTCACCATTGAAAGAGCTGGAGCCCTCAAGGGATCTATCCTGGGGAATTGGAAAATCAGCAGGACCACCAAAAAGCTGGAGGAATTAGGACAGCAGCAGGCAGCACTCCAGGCCCAGATCAAGGTGCTGAGTGATGCTGAAAAGAAAGCCCATGCTGAAAAGATGGCAGGCATCCAGGAGCAGATCACTGCTGAGATGAAAAAGAATGAGACAGCTGCTCAATTCGCAAAAACAGAGGCCAAGAAAAAACAGGATGCAAAAGAATTTACTGAGCTTTTCAAGGCTCTGACCACTGAGGAATTTGAGCTCCAGAGACAGGAGCTGGCCAAGAACCTGGAGGAGTGGGCAGCAGCTGGAGCCTCCAAGACTGAGCTGGACAGAGTAGAGGCTGAAAAGCGCAAGCAGATTGCCAGAGATGAATTTGCATCCAAAGCTGAATCAGCCAAACAGCTGGCAGATCTAGTGATGAATCTGGGTGAGCAGTGGCTGGCATTTGAGACAGCCAACATCCAGAAAGTATTACAAAAGGACACTCAGGCAGCAGTCAATACATTCAAAGTCAGGAAAGCAGAGATTGAGAAGGAGTACATGGTCAAAGGTGAGGTGACTGAGGAGGGTCTGGCCGCGGTCGCATCTCTCACAGATGATCACCTGAATGAGCTTGAAGTCATCAAAAATGATGCAGCTGACAAAGAGAAAGCAGCAGCGCGAAAGCTCAAGCCCATTAAAATTGCTCAGGCAATTTCCAATACAGCAGTGGAGGCATCCAAGGTCTTAGCCAATCCAGT